CCTACACTATGGGTAAATGATGAATCAATCTTAATAAAATCATATTGGGTATTTATTGTTACTTTACCACCAACAACTCTTGATCCATGTTTAAATGCATATTGACCAAATCTATCGAGTTGCGCCTGTAGTGCAGTTTGCATTTGAGTAAGTTCTCTAGCTTGAACTGCATAACCAGGGCGATATAAGATTCTATGATAATTCTTTGTTTCATCAAAATCATCATAGTACGGTGCTATGGGATAGTTTTTAATTGTGGTTGTGCTCATATTTCCCTTTCTCTTTTATTTAAATACTCTTGTATTTATATTAGAATTCGATAATAACTTTTATATCTTCAATCTGTGTAGTTGTTCTATTAATAGGGTTTCTATTCTCTAAGAACATAATATCACCAGTGCCTGGGTGTACTTCTGGATCACGTAATGCGGCTGAAGTACCTTCTAAAGCACCAGCGGTGTTAGAAGTTTGTCCAGTAATAGTTTCTGAATTATTAAATGGCTTATAACCAGTTTTAGAATTTTGGTGATAGTAAATATAACCAGTAGAAGCATCAATTTCAACAACATATGCTTGTGCACCTGTCGTTTGTCCTACAATTAATTCATCTACTAAGTAATCTGTTACAGTCACACCAGATGTAAAGTCTAATGCCCTCAGTCCCTTTAGAGTATTTGCGGTAGCAATCGCGCCGGGACCATAAAGTCTAGGATTTCTAATTAGTGTAACTTGTCTAAAGTCGTTACCAACTGTAAGGTCTCCGCCTTCTGTACCACTAAGTTGACTATTTAGACCGATGAAGAATGCACCTAGTTCTTTAATTGGTTGAGTTCCATGACCAAGTTCTGGAGCAATAACTGCTCTAGCACCTGCATCACCAGAACTGAATGTAATATCAGCAACTGTATAATTAGTGCCTTTATTAGTAATAGTAATACTGTCGACAGTTTGAGTACTACCAGAACCACTCATAACTGCAGTAGCAGTAGCACCAACACCATCACCTGAAATAGAAACAGTTGGAGTAGAAGAATATGTTCCACCAATAGTGACATCAACACGTTCAATACCTGCAGCTGTTGCTGACTGGGTTGAAGCCTTTTGGTTAAGATACTGTGCATAATCTGCTTCAGATAAAGCTGCCTCTGCTGTACCATCACTTAAAAAGTCTGATGCCTGGCCGCCTGCTCTAGGACTTACTGTCTTAACTGGCATGTAAGATGTTGTTAAGAATTTCTCAGCATCTGCAACTGAAATCGTATACATATATTTCCAAATATATCCATCAGATTCTGCAGTTGGATCGGTAAGTGTTTGTGTAGGTTGTACTGTAGAAGTAGAACCACCAGCTTTAATACACTTATATACCTTAAATTCACTTGTTACAATGTAGAATTTTTTATCAAAGATCGAGCCGTCATCTGAATCCCATGCATAATACGATTCCGTATTAGACCAAGTATATCTTGGCACAACATGCGAGATATCCGCAGATCCGATTAATTTCATACCAATTAAGTTTTGGTATGCCTCACCTAATGAGTCTAACGCATCAACTGGCGCAAACGGTGTAGTATCAGTAGTATCTGATGTGGTTAAAGACCATACATCCGATTTTCCGATTCCTACATATACACTAGTGTTGGCATCAGCTACATCTTGTTTAAAATTTTCGGCATTTACTACCCTAAAATTTGATGTTACTATAGCAGTCATTTTTCTGTTTCCTATTAATTAGTATGAATAAAAGAATTCACATTATATTTATTTATATTGGCTGTATCAGTACTTTGAATTTGTACTGAACCCAATGTCTCTAAGGTCTCATTATATCCGAACCGTTTTTCACTAGTCAGATAAGTGTCGCCTTTATTATTAAAATAATTATTTACTGGATTAGTTCTCGACGCATCCGATAAATGATTAAGTAAAAGTATTAGAATTGGTTTAATATCTTTCGCTCTAATTTCATTATGAGCTCCAGAATCAATTCTTAAAATTGGATCATTAACATAACCTGATCCGGGGTTAGTAATAGTATATCCATTGATTTCTTTATTACTATCTAAGGTAAATATAGCAGTTGCTTGTATGTTAGATGATAGAAGAATACCTTCTGCATCTTTTGCAGTTGGAGCAGATATAACTATTGAAGGTGCTTGTTTATAATTCTTATCACCCTTGCCTGCAATTTCAATATATGCGAGTTTACTTGCATTAGGATTACCTGCGACAAAACCAAATGCCTGTGCATAACCACTACCACCATTACTAATAGTAATATTATCTACATCTAATCTTCCAAGAGCATCAATACCTATTGTTACTGTAGGTGTATTTAAACTCTGACTTGCTATTGCAACACCATTGAATGTAATGGTTGGTGGAGAAGTATATCCAAAACCTGGATCCTTTATCTCAACATTAGTTATAACACCATCAAGTTTAGTCGTATTAAATGTTGCGGTCTGGCCGGTCAATGAGTGATTTACTCCAGTACCCACACTTGTAATATCTGTCTGTGCTCCACCTAAAAGTGTTTGTAGAGTTACTTCATTTGCAATATTTGACATAATAAAGTATGTAGCGCCAGATGTTAAACCACCTATAGAAAGACCACCACCAGAGTTATAAGTTACTTGTGATCCAACAGGTAATGTTGCAGCCTGAATAGCAGTTAATTTAATAGTATTATCCACTATATTAATAATACCAACACCAACAGATTCATCATCACTTCCGTCAAAAATATGAGCAGGAGGAGCAGCTGCTGTAACAGATGGTATATTATAATCACTACCACCATTCGTTATAGAAACACCTGTAACAGAACCATTTGACACAGTTGAAGTAAATGTACCAGTAGTAAATCCTGCAGGAACACCTAAATCAGCGGAACTCATTGTAGGTGCAGTTATATAACCTGAACCACCATTAATTACACTTACACCGTTTATAATACCATTCTGAAGCATAGATTGTGGTACACTTAATGTAGCATTTCTATGAATTTTACCATCAACTGAAGGTAAGAATATTGAAGCAAACATTTCTACAAGTAGTGGTAAATCTTCAAGTCCGATAGCACCAGGTTGTCTTTCTGGCATAGCAGATAATACTTTACGATATAGAGTATCACCTTCCAATGTGTCTTCACCTAAAATTGCTTTAGACAATTCTATAATCATTAGAATTTCGCCGAAGAATTTAAATCCAGCGGGATGTACTAATCTATTAAATACATTTTCCCAAGTAGATACGTTCTGACCTGTTCTAATTAAGTAAGAGAATTTTTGGTATCTTAAAGAATCCTGAATCTTAATAACATTAGATAACTGGCCTTTATTATCCAAATACTGTCCTTTAGGATGGAATGTAATATTTGAGTTATTAGCCAGTTTAATATATCTGGTTAACTCATGTTCATTTAATAAACCAGTTGATGTTAAATTAATAGCGGAACCACCTTCTGTTGAAGATAGCTGTATAAATGAAGGCGAATTTGATATTACAAAGTAATCGTTACCACTCACCAATCCACCAATAGCAGTACCATTTTCAGGAACTGTATAAGTTAATTTCGTGTTTATAGGAAATTTAACCATGTCAGCGGCCGATAGTCTAATTGTATCAGTAGATATGTTAACCACACTAGCATTTCTTGCATCAAAGATTATTTTCTTCGGTCTGGAAACAGTAATAGAACTACCTAAAATTGAAGTGACTCGTATTTCATCAGTCTTACTATATACATCATTAACTGATAATCTTGATGATAATCTAACCTCTTGGTTCTCTTCGGTTAATAATAATAATGAACTGTTATTTACGGCACTAGATAAAACAGAATTAACATCTATTGGCTGATCCCAATCACCTGAAGAAGGAATTAAAGTTTTATCCCATGGATACTGTACTTCCACTTCATCATTAAATAAGAGTCTGAAAAAGATTTCAATAGAATCTGCAGAACCTCTTACTTTATAGTAATCAACAATGTTCTTATACAAGTTTCTTTTATTAACTGTAATGTCTCTTGGTATTACTGATGCAATTTCTTTCTGCATTAACTCCAAGAATTGTTGAGAGTTATTATCAATGTCCATTGCTCTCTCAATATTATTCATTATATGAGAAGGCCCTGGCCCTACCCAATTTTTAATTGGTGTAGTTAATTTAGCCGTAGATCCGTTATGAGCAGAAAGTCCATCTACCTGAAAAGTTTTACCAACTTCTGATGTAAGTTTAGCTAATGAACCGGGTAATTCGTTACCATTAGATATGTTGACATTTATATCATTTAGTGGTATAATAGTCACAGTACCATCCGGTGCAGTAACAGTCATTGTAGAATCAGCACCTTGTTCATCAGTAAAGAATGTATCGTTCTCATTTCTGGGATCAGATATTCTAAATACCGCTTTATTATCAAGAACAATATCTTGGAAACTTTCGTCTTCCGCATAAATAAACTCATCTAAGTTCATAAATGTGTAGTACGCTTCCAATAATTGTTTTATACCATCAGAATTTTCTAATATTTCTGAAGGTATTAAAGAATCGATCCTGATTTTTTCTTTACTTTTTCTTGTAGTCGACGCAGTAGATTCAATATATCCGGGTGATGATATATCATTAGTATAAAACTGTCTATCGTGAGTTGACATTATCTTAATCTCGATGGCGTCGTATAGTTAATAGTTCCAGTAGAACCTGATACAGAGATAGTATCTACACTTGGTGTAATATTAACTCTTAAAGAATCAATAGCAATTAACTGGTCTCTCTTTGGCGCTAAGTCCAAAGAATCAGGTGTAACAGTAATACGAATTGCAGTAGTATCATATGCGGTAAAGTTGTTAAGTGTGATAGTACCTTTATCAGGATTTACTAATCCAGCATCATTAACAACAGTTACATTCTTACCATCTACAATTTTGTAAATAATAACTTGTCTATTACTACTATTAGCCAATGGTATATCACCAAAATAATGCTCGATACTACTAGAATATGACATTTTAAATGCATTAGAACCTATAATAAATGTTGTAGAAGAACCAGACTTATAGAACGGTGAAGTATAATTTAGAGTAAAGTTATTAACTCCTTCAACAATAGAAGGTGTAATGGCCATAAACATGTACGGTCTTACTGTTGAATTCTGAATAGCAGGATCCGATGCATCAATTAATTTTAACAGTTGTGAATGTCTGAATACACCATCAAATTTGTTTAACTGGTTAAAGTTATAATCAGAAATAGTATCTCTTACAACAGAAGTTAATTCTACCGAAGTTCTATCTGTAAGGTTTGGATTATATTTAAAGAATACATCCAGTTCCAAGTAAGTATAGTTTGGATCCACAATTTCGGGCGTGATAGAAACTACGTTCTTACCTTTAAGAATAGTACCAGTAATTTCATCCTTTTCTGATTGAGTTAATGTCTCTGCAATAATGGGTTTAATAGAGATATATGCTTTACCATAATCAGGCGGATCATTATCTTCACCACCCCAACAAGAGATTGATGAAATGTTTGTAAATTCTCTTTGAATAATTGCTCTGTAATCATCTGATGTTACGGCTCTATTCTGTGATGTAAATGTCAACGGCGCGTTGAATCTAATTGACTCTGATGTTTCTTGTTCTGCACCACCTGCAGCTGCAACTACAGTAGTTACAACACCTGTACCAAAACCACCTACTGAATCCGATAGAGTAAATAGATTGGCTCCGTTTGATTCTGAACCTTCAGTATAAACATAGTCTAGGGTAATAATATTATTGTTATTTGGTTTAGTACCTGTAACACCATCGCCAAAATAAATTTCATAATAGTTTGAAGAATTTTCTTGTAAGTAATAAACTTTAGAAGATGAATCGACACCTAATAATGTTTCAAATCTTGTATAAATATCGAATGAAGATGATTCTGAATTCTCTTGTATTCTTACTCTAAGAGTACTTGTATCTGCATCACTGTCTGATAACTGAAATTTCTGATTTTCAATATCATTGTCCACTCTATATCTAAGAGATTTATAATAACCCTGAGCAATATCAACATCTGTGAATGTATAAGTCCTTGTAGCAGGAGAAGTGCTCGAATCAGTATTTAAAGTAGCAGTTTGTGTCTGTAAAGTTACATATTGAAATTGTTCTTGTGCTACCGTAGTTCCTAGTTTAGTACCACGTGGCATTGTTAAGTTATTCGGTATTGTACCAACTTCTGCAGTTACATCAATAACTATATTAACTTTTGCTCTAGGTGAAAGAACCGATCGAGGCACATAACCAAGAAGTTTAGCTCTTGTGACTACATTACCACGAATCTGTGCAGAGTCTAAGAATGCTTCATTTAATGAGAAGTGAGCCGCCATTGCATTATAGTGAGTATTATAAGCCAATACATCAAGTAGAGTACTAAGACCTGAACCTTCAAAGTTATAATCATTAAACTCTGATTGTGTTTTTAAATAGTTTTTCAGATTCTGTTTTATCTGATCAAAATCTAATTCCGTCACATTTAAATTAGTAGCCATTGTTTACCTCAACCTTCTTAATACGATTTCAACAGACTCATTGCTATCGAATTCTTTTATTTTAAATTGTACAAGTATTTGCACATCATTATCTACAAATTTTACATCAATACCTGTAGTTACCACCCGTTGTTCATATTTTTTTATGACTCTTTTAATATTTTCTTTCAAAGAGATTTCAGTAATTACATCTGCGGGTTGAAAGAGTAGTGCTCTTAAATTGGCACCAATATCTCTACTAAAAGGTCTTTCATAAAAATTAGTTATTAACAAATTCTTCACTGCATTTTTAATTGCATTATCATCTTTTAATGGTATAATGTCTTTTCTAATGGGATGTAAAGTTAAAGACAGATCTAAGTCCTTCCAACCTTTAATTCTGGAAGTTATTTTTGCCTTCTTTAAATCTCCGATAATACTTTTATCGGATAAAATCTTTGGTGAACCTGTAATAGCCATATTAGTATTTATACCTTTTTATTCTATGATTAGTAATTTCTTATTCGGTAAAGGTTGATTAACTAGAGATAATCCAACACCTGCCCAATTATAATCATCTGTCTCTGTAAGTAAAACATTATCCAAAATTACAGTTGGATCACCAGTAATGGGTAGACTTCTAGCTGGTGTAAATATATTATTCTCATTCAGTACCGTAGTAAACTCATATAAACCAGAAGTATCATTACTTACTACTTCTAGTGTTGGTAAAGTTAATCCTGCAGCAGGAGTTACTGTATTTATAGAAGATGGCAGAGTTATTGTAATGGGATTAAATCCTATCAGTGTTAAGAATTGACAAAAGTTAAATGAAGTCCATTGTGTTAATGCCCCTAGTCCTATAGCTGAAAAGAATTTAGTCACAGTTTGCATCCATTCTTTAAGTAAGTATGTTTGCCATTCTTCAGCAAACTGTCTTGCCTTTTCTTTTAATCGTTCTTTATCATAATCATCTATCTGTAGATTATTAGTTATTTCACCCCCTAATAAATCTTCTAAAGTAAACCCAAAGACTGATACTGCTTTTAATTCTGCCGCAGTCTTATCTTTTACTAATGCTTCTATATCAATTTCTTGTAATGCAGGTAATGAAGGTAAACCTAATGCACTCCATATTGTATCAAATTTGCTTATAAGTGCACCGAAACCACCATGCATTAATAGATTCATTTGCTTTTTCATTTCTGTTCTAATATAGTTCCACACTGCATCAGCTTTTAATTCTTTTGTTTCAAACTTCTCATAGTTCTTATATGCATCTGGTAACATTTCATACAGTCTATCTGCTTCTTCTTTTATAGATTCTTTTATAGATGATGGATCAGTAAATACTTCTACTATATCAAAAGTAATACCCATAACAGTTATATTTAAATTAATAGGTACTAGACTTTTAATTAATGCTAAAATTTCAGTCTGTACATACATCGGATATTCGGTAGTTAACCGATTCACCATAATGTCCCATTCTTTTTCTGGCGACCTAAACTTTACATTT